CAAATTCATCTCTTGTCTCAACAGATAAACCTTTTGTAATATCTCTATAACCTTCTCTTACTATATCTGTATCAGTTAGATCAGATAAAGCTCTATCACCTCTTTCATATATTTTTGTACCATAATCTTCTACATTAACTGCACGTACTCCTCGACCAGAGAGTGAACCAACCTGACTACGACGAACTTTTAGTAATGCAGGTAAATCTGCTTTTTCAGCTAAGGCTGCTCCACTTTCTCCTGCTTGCCTTCTAGCTATAATTGCTATTTCTCGTGCTTTTTTTGCTATCTGTTCTTGATTCACTTTAGTAAAAGCTCTATCAGGTTCAATACCTAATGCTACTCTTGCCATTTCTCGTGGACTCTGTAATTCTCTAGGCCATCTAATAAGTCCTGCTTTATTCCATGCTACTGGATTATAGACTCCTTCTCTAATAGCAGCCTCTATTATTTCTTTATTGGTAAGTTTTTTTCCAAAGTTAAGCAGTCGTCGTTGAGAAGGACTAATACGAGAAAGTTGGTTAATATTTGCTTCACGAACCATTTCGTCTACTGGTGAAGGAGGTCCAACAAAATCTGATATACCTGTTTGTGAAGGATCAACTTTCCATTTACGTTGATGAGTAGCTCTTCCTAATGCTTGTCGTTTTTCCAAGTCAGATTGAAAGCTTATTTGCTTTTGTTTACTAGTAGTAAGTTTTCGTGTAGCATGTTCTTTCACACCGGGATATCCTGCTTTTTCCCATGCTTTAAAATCAATTTCTTCTACTACTTCTTGCTCAGGTTTTCCTCTTGAAAAAAGATCTCTTTGAGATGGAGCTGATACACGTTCAGATTCCTTTACTAAATAATCATGTTCCCGTACTCTAGGTACAGTTTTCACAGGCCTTGTTTCCAAAAACCCATGCTCTCTGGCTAATTTTTTTGCTTCTCCTTTAGGAATATTTTTAAGAAATCCTCTAAGAATTTTTGTTACTACAGAAGCCGCCATAAGATTACCTTACGTGAATATTCTTTACACTGTTATGATCAAGTTTAAATGAATCACCACTTTCATATTTTGAATTAACTACTTCTTCATGTGGTGTTCCTTTAACATCTGGTCCTTTACGTGCAGCACCATATCCTTGTCCTGTTGGCTTTCCATTAATTTTTTCCAATTTAGGAGGATTCGTTAGTAATGTATGTGGTCCCATTTTATTCTCCTAACTATAATATTTTGCTACTAATTTATTTCCATCATGGCCCTCGTAACCAGAATGCTTATTCTTTACTCGTCTACTTGTACCCTTCTTAGTCTTCTTTTTAGGTTGGCCTCCTCTATAATTCTTAACGGCAGATAATCCTTCACCTGATCTAACTTGTTGTTTTGTTGCATCTAGTCCTGCTTTTGCTCTTGCTTCAGCATCTGTCAATGGCCTATTCTTGACTGCACTCCACCAATCTCTTAGCCTTCCACCATATTTTTCAACAAGTCTTTTCAATGCTTGTCTATCTTGATGCTCTTCCTTTGGTGTCCTTTCTCTTCCTTTCGGCTCAAGATTTAAACCTGTTTCTATTACTCCTTTATCTCGTGTAGAAACTCTTTTTGTTGTAGCTCCCGGCCATCTTTGCTTGGGAGGTGCTTTAGCTGCTGCTGCTCTTGCTCTCTCAGCTAATACACTTTTTCTCTTTGCTTCAATTGCTGGATCTATTGGATCTGTCATCTTAGTTGGTGGTTTGGAAGGAGTTCCTCTTCGTGGAGGAATAACAGCACCATAAGTACCGGGGCCATGTCTAGATGGTTTTCCTGATCTCGTTGCTGCTCTTGCTCTCTTTGCTCTTTCTGCTAGAATTTTTTCTTCTAGTTTTCTTGCTCTTTGTGCATTATCTTCTGCTGTATTTCGTACAGGTGTTACATCTGAACCAGCTTCTATACCACCAAAATCTGTAGGTTTTAAATTTGCTATTGCTCTTGCTCGTCCTTCTGCTCCGTTATCCCATTTAGTAACTGGTACAGATACAGAAAGTGGTTTACGAGGAGGTGGTTTTATTCCTGCCAATTTATCTTTTAAAGGTTTACGTTTTCCATATTTAGTATCTGAAGGAACAGCAGCACCATAAGTACCTTTACCATGTCGAGCTGTTTTACCTGTTCCTTTCCTCTTTCTAACTGGTCGTTTTGTAGTTGGCTTATCTTTTGAAGGATCAATACCAAAAGCATGAGTTCTTTTAGTTTTTGAAGTTGTCTTGGGGTCTTTTTTCTTTGGCCTATAAAGTTTCTTTGGCATATTATAAGGACCGGGTGCTCCTTTATGTTCAGGATCATCTATCCAATCTGGTCTATCTGCAAGTATTTGTTTCATCGTTGCCATTACTGTGCTCCTTGTATTACAGGATTAGGCCCACCCACTGGATTACGAGGAGTCTCCATGTCGTCCTGTCTCATTCTACGAGATTGATTTCTAAGTGCATCTATTGAATTTTGATAACTACTTTCCCATACCTGAACAATATCCCAACTCTTGGTAAATCTTGAAGACTCTATCATACAGGCATTGAATAATGCATTATATGCAAACTCACTAAAATAATTAGAAGTCGTAGCACTTGTTCCTGTTGCAGAGGATAATGCAAGAGGTCTACGAGTATATTGTATTTCTCCTGCCAATGCAGAAGTAGGAGTGGGAACTACATAAATAGATGTATTATTCTTTCGTGCATAGTATCGGGGTGTGCCTACAGATGCACTGGCATAAGGCCAGTAATCTATGGCATACTCATAAGTTCTTTGTAGGAGTGAAGTTTTAAGAGAAGATGTACTTGTGGTAAAGTTTACATTTCTCACAACTAATGCATCCACAGGTAAACTTACCGTGGGACTAGAGGCGGTAAATGAAAATGAAACAAAGTTATCCAGACCGGGATCATCAAGTTCTTTTATAAGACGATCTTCAGCCTTCTCAACAAATTTTGGAATCTGATCTGCATACTCTGTTGAGTCATTCTCTGATGTATTGATTAAGTCAGCTTTAAGGAATGCATAATTAGGCATAGGCTTATCCTAATATAGCAGTTACTGGTCCAGCATCTGGTGCAGATACGGTTACTTTACCGTAAATCGGTACACCAACTTCCCCGAAATAAGTATCAATTACTCCATTTGCCTGAATAGCTAGTCGAATAGCTGTTCCTTGTGCAGTCTTATTTGTAATCTGCTGCTCACCCTTTAATTCAATTATTCCTGATACAGTTGCTGTAGCATGTATAGCCACTACACGAGTAACCGTACCATCACCACCTACAGTAGCTCCTGTATCTACCCTTTTAAGTGGACCACTTCCAACTGTTGCCATTGCAACTGTAAGATTTGAAGCCATATTGTTCTCCTTTATTTAAACTTTCTTATAATATAAGGGGAGTAGCAGAAGCTTACTCCCCCCATATCATTTGCCTTTAGCTTCCAGCATTTCCATGCCAGCCTCTCCAATCGGAGACACCGAAACTATATCGTTCCCGTGCCTTAAATCGGAGGTTGCCGGTATCGAAATCTGGCTCCATCTTAGTCTGAAGAGGTGTACGTGCAAACATCTTTGTACCATTAGGAACATCGGTCTTTACAAACCAATCATCCGTTCCAGTGAACCGACGATTGACATAGAACCCATCGGGAACCATGCCCATGTGACGAGTGGCATTGATATCATTATTGGAACCTCCGGGTTTACCGGGAGTATTCAAAATGGTATCAGCAGTATTCCATAGATCAACAGGAATATGCAAAGATACAGCACTTGCACCTACGAGGATACCACGATCATCCTTAATCTTCTGGATGGCCGTAATTGCACTCTCAAGAGTACCGATAGCTAAAGCTCCGGCAGTCGTTATATTACTCTGAGTACCGTCCGAAATGGTTGGATGGGTCGTTGCAAAGAATGCAACACCATCACCAATCGTATCAGCAAAGCCATTGGTAAACAGATTGGCAGCTTTGACTTCCTTGGTGTTTGCCATTGCACGGGCCAAACCTCTGGCACGTAACTTAGCAAACGTATCATACAAGTTGTCTTCCATTGCTTCTTCTGTAATAGCAAAAGCTAGAGCAACAGTCTCTGCCGTGTAACGGGCAGTGTAACTCTCTTGTGCATCATCATAGGATACAGCAGCACCTTCTCCTTTAACTGGAGCCGTACCAAAACCTGTAAACAGAACTTCTTCTTCAAAGGCTCGATCAGAATTTTCGACTTCATAAAGATTTTTATGTTCGTCGTTAACCTGACCATATTCCAACCCGAAGACGGCGTTTAAACCGGGAAGAAGTTCTTTGGCAATACTAGCTCTATTAATAGCCATAGTTTATCTCCTTCCTAGTTATGCCGTTGATACTGTAGTGGTGGCAAACCGATCACGATGTGTGGGTAACCAAACTTCAAGCATTGGATATTGGTCAAGTCCGTCTGTACCTTCATTCGGATCTTTAGCATAGCCAATAACTCGTACATTACCTACAATGGTTTCCAAACCAGCAGCCGAGGTTTCTACAAAAAATGCAGACTGACCTGTTTTAGTACTACCAGCAGAAGCCGTCGAAACGGTTGCTACATAGTTAAGTACTTTACAAATCTCACCATGACTACAGGTAGCATTACCTTGAATGTAATACGTCTGATCAGGATCAGTTATGACATGGAACTCAATACTCGTTGCAGCAGTGATAGCCTCTCCCGGCCAATACCGTGAGAATTTCTGACTACCATCAGAGTCCACATAGTTACAACCCATGAATACACCCGAAGGCTTCAAGGTTGCACCAATAGATTCTGAAATAGTACCACTAGCTTCAATACATATCAAGTCACCAGTATACAGTTTCTTGGGAGCACGAGTTATAGTAGTAGGGGAAATCAAAGTACTTGTTCCACCCGTATTATAATTCTGTCCCTTTTTTCGAGCAGGAAGGAAGCCACGTAGTGCTCTTGTACTAG